TCAAACGTGGCGCAGAAGATAGCCAAGAACGTGGGCGAAAACCACGCAACGGGCAAATTGATTGAGCAGTACTGCATCCGCAACAACTATCAGTACAAACTTATTGTGCCGAAAAAGTCAAAGGTCGATGCCGTAATGTTTAAGAAGCTAACCGGGTACGAAAGGCGAACCAATCAGGAACTGCGAGATGCGGCAATGTTAGTGTATGGATTATGACATTCCAAGACTTATACACGGGCGATGAACTGAAGAAAATCTGTAAAAAGATAACTAACAACCACTGCCTTACTGACGATCTATATCAGGAAGTACTTATATGCCTACTTGAATACGACAAAAAGAAGCTGAACGCAATCGAACAGCAGGGGGCGAACAACATCAAGTGGTTTGCAGTGCGCATCACGATGACAATGTGGAATAGTCCACGCAGCACATTCAACTACAAATACAGAAAGCACCTACACGATGAACTGACCGACAAGCATACAAATATCATTACCTTTGACGAAACAAATCAATACGATGAAGCCACGCTCGAAGAGTACATCAAAGAACAAGAGAAGCAGCAATCAAGCAAAGGGAAATACCCATACGATGCACGCATATTGCAGCACTATGTCGCAGAGGGTTCAATACGAAAGCTGCACAAAGAAACAGGCATCCCCATTTCGGCTATCCACTTCAGCCTAAAGAAAAGCAAACAACAAATCAAAGAATATATGAACAATCAACCGTACAAGGTGCTGATGCTTCGCAATGTGCCGGAGGGCGGAGTGGAATACCATCGCAGTCTTATTCCTGCCTACCATATCGGCGAGAACTATAAGCACATCGACATCACGCTAATTAACAACATTGAAGATGCAACGGAGCAGTTCTTCAAAGAATATCAGTTGTTGGTCATCACAAGGCAGGCATCACGATTCACGAACCCGGTAACGATTATCGAACGGGCAAAAAAAGCAGGGTGTAAGGTCTTATACGATATTGATGATTATTGGATATTGCCACACGACCACGTGTTGTATGATACTTTCAAAAAAGAATACAGCAATATGATTGTTGACACGATAAGGGCAGCAGATTATATCACGACCACAACCACATACCTTGCAGACAAGTTACGTAATTACAACCCGAATATTGAAGTACTGCCGAATGCAATAAACCCTGAACAGCCGCAATGGTCAAGCACGGCAACGCCATCTGAATTGGTTCGTGTAGGTTGGCAGGGCGGCATTTGTCATTTACCTGACTTGTCATTAATGGACAACTGCATACACAGACTGCATCAAGACGACAATATGAAAGGCAAGTATCAGGTTGTATATGGGGGGTTCAGCAACGGACAAAAGCACTTGCAGATAGGCGAAGATGGCAAACTGATTGAAGTACCGACCCCGATGCAGATGCAGGAATCGTACAAGTACGAACTAATTTTATCAGACCGCTATACGTGTTGCAGTAACGAATACAAAGCAGAGTTAAAAAAGTTTGATCCTGCCGCAATAAGCACAAACGAACGCTACAAGCGTATATGGGGTAAAGATGTGTTCAATTATGGCTACATACTTGACGAAATGGACATTTGCCTTGTGCCGTTAAAAGACAATGAGTTTAACCGATGTAAGTCGCCATTGAAACTTGCAGAAGCAGGGTTCAAGAAAAAGCCTTGCATCGTTTCAAACATATTACCTTATTCACCGCATTACAACGGCAGTAACTTCGTGGCAGTCGATTCGCACAAAAATCACAAAGACTGGTACAAGCAAATGAAGCGACTTATCGAATCCCCTGCAATGCGACAAGAGTATGGCGAAGCGTTATATGAATCAGTGAAAGTAAAATTTCACATCGATAAGGTAAACAAAAAAAGAGTGCAGCTATGGAACTTCATCGTGAATGGATATTAATACTTTCACCGTTCATAGCGGCGGCAATCTACCCGGTCAGCAACGTGGTGCAGACGTTCAAATGGTTCTTTAACATCAAGAGGTTAAAGCCATTCGATTGCACGAAGTGTTTATCATTTTGGATATGCCTAATGCAGGGCATTCTGTTCAATATATCATTGCAAATATTAATACCTTTGTGCTTCACTTCGATGTTCGCAGGGTATCTGATATCGAAGTACATAACAAAACAATAATTACTTAATTTTAATAAAATTCAAAAAAAACAATGAAACAATTAACAATTAATCCTGAACTAAAAGCTCTTATACCGCCATTAACAGAAGAAGAATTCAAGCAGCTTCAAGCCAATGTACTGGCTGATGGCATTCGTGAGCCAATCATTACGTGGAACGGTACAATCGTCGATGGTCACAACAGATATGAGTTATCGCAAATGTATGATTTGCCATTTCAAATATTAGAGATTGAATTTGAAAATAAAGATTATTGTAAGAAATGGATGGCTGAAAATCAGCTTGGAAGAAGAAATTTATCAGATTTTGTTAAGGGCGAATTAATAGATTTTATCAGAGATATTGAAAGACAAATAGGTAAAGAAAAACAATTACAAACTTTAAAAAAAGGAATTGAAACTCCCGATTTGTCAATAATTGACAAAACGGAGATACACGACACACGTAAAATAGTATCCGAAAAACTTGGATGGAGTACGGGCAAGGTGGCAATGTTTGACGTGGTTAAAAAACACGCACCTGAAGAAATAAAAGCAAAACTAAGAACTGGTGAGGTAAGTATAAACCAAGCATATCAACACATTAAAGGAGAACAAGAAAAGAAAAACCACTATGCACAGGTAGCCGAGAAAATAAAAGCTAATGACATAAAACCGCAAAGCGAGTTAAACGAAATAATTGCACAAGAATTTGATGTTAAACACGGCGACATATATCTAATAAATGATAGGCACATCTTGATAGTAGCTGATGCAGTTAACGACATAAAATATATTCTGAAAAATTGCCCTAAAATTGATTGTGTCCTTACCGATCCACCATACGGCATTTCGTACAAGTCGCCAACCGGTAATGGCTTAACACAGCGAGGTGATTACAAAATCATACAAGGTGACGAACAAGAATTTGATCCAAGTATATTATTTAATTACAGTAAGAACGTAATAACGTGGGGCGCAAATCACTATGCCAATAAGTTAGATAATTCACCGGGATGGCTTATATGGGACAAAAGAGATGGTGAAGCAATAAATAACAATAGCGACTGTGAGATGGCGTGGTCTAATATGATTGGTTCAGCAAGGCTATGGCATCACAAATGGAATGGTATGATAAAAGATTCAGAGCGTGGCGAAAAAAGAATACATCCAACGCAAAAACCTATTAAATTGTATGAATGGTGTATAGAGATAACAAAGACAGGGCAAGTAATTATCGATCCATTTGCAGGTTCAGGTATAATCATACCATCTTGTCACAACACAGAAAGAACCGCCATTGCAGTTGAAAAAGATTACACCTATGCAGCAGCTATTTTGAATAGAATGATATCTTTTGGGTATAAAGTAAATAAGAAATAATATGGGTTATTCTTCTGATTTTAAGAAAGCTACTTTGGCATATATAAAAAATAAAGAGGCTATTCAATCTTGTTTCAAAGGCGAATTATACAGTTTAGAGTTAGAAAAAAATCAGCTTACTGAAATATTCGATAAAGCAGCAAGCACAGACATTTTGCTAAAACAAAATGACCTTATATATGGCATAGCAATGAGAATTAACTTTTCGCCATTTTGGTATAAACATATCACCATAAGATATACAAGAAAATCAGGCACACAAACTGAATTTGAAAAGACAATACGTGCAATAAAACATAATACTATCAATTCAAGTGTGGGAATTCAAATCGACGTTGACAATGACTTGCAGATGATTAGAGGTATTACCTATGACAGGTATGCCTTGTTTGAATATATCAACAACAATTTATCTACCTTTAAAGACAAATATTTGCATACTGTAAAAGCAGATGGCAACACTATGTTTTACATAAGCTATGAACTAATAAATCAACTTAAAATAAAAAATCGAATAATCTATGAGCAACCAGTTAGTACAACGAATTAAAGAAGATGGTCAAGTAACAAGAGCCGTATTTGAATATATGGATGAAGTATTTGAGGGGCAATATGGTGAAGAATATTCTGATAAGTTAGAATATGCAGAACACCTTTTGGACATCTTCACTTGGTATCGTAATTCAATAAAAGACTATAAGCAAGAAGAACCTGATGAATATACTCAATACCATCAGGAACTTAAAGACAAATTAAGTGACAAACAATGAACCAATCACAATATGAACGATTAAAGTCAGCGTTCACGACCTATAATACGTGGCGAGTGGCAGGCTTTGTTGCAGGCGATAATCAGTCGCAGTCGCACTTGATGACGATGTTATCGGTACACGTTGAGATATTCAGCACAATGCCGCCGCCTGACCTATCTTGCCCATCTTGTGTGCAGGATATGATGAAACGGTTATACGAACAAACAAACTACACGATTTATGAAAAAAGCACTATTAACGGGAGCAAGCGGCTTCGTCGGTAGGTATTTCTGTCAATACCTGAAACAAGAGGGATGGGAAGTTCACGCAAACGACATCGTAAAAGAAACGCATAACTATTGGGATAAATATTACGAAACCGATTGCAGGAAGTTATTTGCAATCATAAAGCCTAAATTCGACCTAATCATTCACTGTGCAGCAGTGGTTGGCGGTCGCCTGAACCTTGAAAAAAATCAGATAGCAGTCGCATCAGACCTATCCATCGATGCAGAGTTCTTCAACTGGGTAAAGTCTTGCCCGAAGCATACACGCATTGTATATTTCAGCAGTTCAGCGGCATATCCGATACACTTGCAGGAATCAGTATATAAGTTGAAAGAAGTTGACATTGACATATACGACATCAGGCAACCCGATATGACTTATGGGTGGGTTAAATTGACTGGTGAAATGGTAGCACATCGCTTACATATTGAATACGATAAAAAGGTCACCGTACTTCGACCATTCAGCGGCTATGGGTTGATGCAAGACCTAACTTATCCATTCCCGAGCATCATAAAGCGTGTAGTTGAAAAGCAGCACCCGGTTGAGATATGGGGTAACGGCAACCAAGTACGTGACTTCATACATATATCAGACATCGTCAATGCGACAATGATATTGAGTGAGGAACGCACGAAAGCGAATGCAATAAACCTATGCACGGGCATACCGACATCATTCATTGAACTGGCAACGATGGCACACGAACAGATGTGGGGTCAAACGCCGTACATCAAGACCGACACAACCAAGCCGACCGGACCTGCATACCGATGCGGCGATGAAACCGAACTGCTTAAATATTACCTGCCAACCATAACATTAGAACAAGGAATAAACATCAAACTAAATGAATCCAAAAGTATTAGTCTGCATTCTGCATTGTGACCGAAAGGCACACAATCAGATGAACTGCCTGCAATCGGTATATTCACTGTCATACGACAATTACGAAGTTTATCACAACGTAGAAACGAAAGACAAAGCAAACTTTCAGCCGTTGATTGACTTCACGCAGGACAATGCAATAAAAACACATTTTGACTTTTGGCATTACGAAAGCAGTTGGTGGAAGAAACCTACATACGACCAAGATCAAGCACGACTTGTACCGATATGTGAGGGGCGCAACCGAAGCATAGATGCAGCCATTGACCTACAAGCTGACTACATTCTATTTGTCGATACTGATATGGTCATCCCGAGCAACACCATCACGCAATTACTTTCACGCAATAAGCAGATTATAGGCGGCTATGTACGTGGCAGGAATGAACACAAGGGTGCAGAATATATATTCGGGCATCAGTACGGCATAAAAGAGATAGCACCGAACCTGATTGAATGCGACCACGCAAACATAGGCTTTTGTCTAATCAGCAGACACGCATTTGAGGTATTACGCTTCAGACGTGGCAGGCATTGCACGCTTGGGCATTTACAAAGCGATGACCCGAACTATTGCTTTGACTGGCATCTGATATGGAAAGGCGAACGGCACTTTGTCGATAAGTCCGTTGAAGCGAAACACATTGACGAAACAATTATACCCTTTCATAATGGAGCGCAGTATTAAATATCATTCGCAACGTGGCGAAGATGAATGGTTGATGGACAATTATTCAACCCTATTCAGCAATGGCACATACACATACTTGGACATCGGGGCAGCAGATGCAGAGGTAAACAGCAACACAAGGGTATTGGATAGCCTGCCGAACTGGTCAGGTGTTTGTTATGAGCCGAACCCGGTATATGATAAAAGCTATGCAGCAACGGGTCGCAATCGTATAAAGAAAGCAGTAACGGCAACACATACCGGAACGATAGGCTTCGACTTCAACAGCATACCTGAAATTGGTAAAATAGGCGGCAATGACATCGTGCCGTGCATATCGGTAAAAGACCTGATGCAGCATTGGAAGCACTTCGATTTAGTCAGCATCGACGTTGAGGGGATGGAATACGACATCATAACCGAACTATTGAAATACGATGAGCCGACAATAATCATTGCAGAATATAACACGCTGGGTAAATACAATCTTGAACTTTTGAACCACATTGTGCGTAATGGGTATAAATTATTACATTTAACAGACTACAACTTTATTTATGGCAAAGACTAAATACATCAAAACACCTGAACAACTGTGGGAGTTATTTGAAAAATATCAAGATTCGTTACAAATATTAAAAATACCGCAGTCGCACGTTAAATTGGGGGTAGTTTATTTAGAAGTTAAAGAACCGATGACATTTGAGGGCTTCGAGTGTTGGCTTGCAGATAACGATATAATTCAGGATTTAGGTCATTATTCAGCTAATACAGATAGTGCATATGAAGCATATCGCACCATCATTACACGTATAAGAAAGAATATATATTCACACAACTTCAATCGGGCGGCAGTAGGTCTATACAAAGAAAACTTAATAGCACGGCAATTAGGTATGGCAGATAAGGTGCAAGAATCAGGGGATAAGCAGATAACCGTTAAAATAGTTGATGAATCAACCAGTAGTTACGATCCCGACATTACACCAAGCGCAGAATGAAATCGTAAAAAATAGGCGCAGATTTAACGTAGTTGATTGTGGCAGGCGTTGGGGTAAGTCATATCTTGCAGCACACTTATTGATAATTGCATCAGCGAAAAAAAAGTATCCGTGTGGTTACTTCACGCCGACATATAAACTACTTGAAAACACATATACACAACTGCAAAACTTATTAAAGCCTGCCATATCGAGAAAGCACGACAATCAATTTATCGAACTGGTTACGGGTGGCAGGATAGATTTTTGGACAATGGACAACCCGTATGCAGGTCGCTCACGAAAGTATAAAGTTGCCATAGTTGATGAGGCGGCATTTGCAAAGAATTTATGGTCTTTGTGGACTGAAAGCATCAGACCAACGCTAACCGATTTAAGGGGCAGTGCTTGGTTTTTATCTACCCCGAAAGGCAAAAACGACTTTTACAAGCTATTCGTTAAAGGTCAGGGCGATATAGACTGGGCGAGTTGGCAAATGAGCACATACACAAACCCATTCATTGAATCATCAGAAATAGATGCAGCACGCAATGATTTGCCTGAAATAGCATTCAATCAAGAATATATGGCTATGTTCAATGAGAATGCAGCCAACCCATTCGGGGTTGATTATATCAGAAAGCAGTCACAAGCGAAAGTAAACCCAACCAACGTACACTTCTACGGCGTTGACCTTGCCAAGTCGAGCGACTACACCTGCATCGTGGGATTGCATCAGAACGGCAGCATAGCATATTTCGAGCGGTTTCAAAAGGATTGGAGTAGCACCACTGCAATACTGAAGATGCTAATCGGCACAACACCTGCATTGATTGACAGCACTGGCGTGGGCGACCCGATTGTAGAGGAATTGGTTAAGGTATGCCCTAATGCGCAGGGCTTTAAGTTTACGAGCGAAAGCAAACAGCAGATAATGTTGGAACTTGCGACATCGGTACAAAAGCAGGAAGTTTCTATTTTAAGTGGGGTAATGCAAGAAGAAATGGAATCATTCGAGTACATCTATTCAGCACGAGGGGTGCGCTATTCTGCACCTGATGGGATGCACGATGATACCGTGTGTGCCCTTGCCCTTGCAAACCATTGCAGACTGACCAAACACATAAACAAAGTAATTCTATTCAGATGAGAGTAACACTACCAAACGACTGGAGCGACATCAACATCGGCAAGTATCAAGAAATCTACGCACTGACCAAACTACCCGATACCCTTGTACTTGAAAAAGACATCAAGATGCTATCTATCATAACCGGGTTGAGTGAAGATATTATCGGCAGTGTGGACATTGAAGATTATGCCGCAATGATGGAGCAGTTACAGTTCATAATGACCTTGCCGAGTGCTGAACATATACCGACACAAATCAAGTTCGATGGGGTGAAGTACGACCTGCAAATGAGGGTGGACAAGTTGAAGTTAGCGCAGTATATCGACTTGGAACTGTTATCAAAGACATCCGATGAAATCATATACAATATGCACAAGATACTGGCGATATTCCTATCCAACACGAAGCAGTATAACACTGAAGATATGTTAAGACGAGCCGAGATATTCAAAGCAAAGATGACGATGGACATTGCCTACCCGATCACGGTTTTTTTTTATCTAAACTATATGACTTTGTTAGACGGTATTCAAAATTATTTGGTGGAAGAAGCGAAAAAGCAGGTGAAGGATTTGAACCAAAAGCTGCCGACAACTACAACACGAGGTGGAAATGGTATATTATTTTGGAAGAATTAAGCAGCGATAGGCGTATGTGGGATTATTACTTCGAGATGCAGATAATCGAATTCTTCAATTACTATTCATTCAGGTTAGACAAGGCGGCGGTTGAAAACGAAAAAATAAAAAAGCAATGGCAACAATCCCGAAAGGCATAAACAAACTGCAAGCAGATAGATGGGCGCAATTTGAAGCGGCAGACATCGGGCAAAGCGACGACCCCACGCTAATCATTCAGAACACGGTCACTGATGTATTGGTGAAGTTCATCAACGGCGTAAAGTCGCAACTGCAAGAGAATTTGAACGCCACATCAAAGACCGGGCAGCAATCATTATACAACAGCATTCAGGTCAATGTCGAGCCATTGGGCGACACGATATCGGTTCAGTTGGTGATGAATGACTATTGGAAGTATGTCGATAAGGGTGTAAAAGGTCGTAAGTCAACCTATGCAGAAAGCAGTGCATCGCCATTCCAATACCCTGCAAGTCCGAAGTCGAGTGGCGGCAAATTTCAAAACAGCCTGCAACTATGGATAGCACAAAAGCCGATACAAGTCAGGACAAGCCCTGAACAATCGGGCAGGCAGGTACGCAACATCAATGCAAGCATAGCGTATGCGATGCGGAGCAGTATCATTGACAAAGGTATCCGGGCAACAAACTTCTTCAGCAGCGTAATAAACGAACAAAGCCTGCAAACATTGACTGACCAACTGGAAATGCAGTTAGGAAAGAAAGTCGAAATCGGGTTGAGTACGTTCAAACGATAGGGCATTCATTCTATTTGTTTATATGGCAATCACGATAATAGATAAACCATTCACAAGCACGCACAACTTTGCGGCAGGGCATAACCCTTGCTTTTTAACTGTATCTGGCAGCAACAACACGCAAACGGGGTACAAGCACATATACGACATATTCATTAACGGCACACTGGAAGCGAGAATAAAGAAAGCACCGATGCCGAATGGGTATGGTGCAATAGACATACATCGGGTGGTGGAAAACTACATATCGCACGACATCGAGTATGCAGATACTGGGTTTTTGCATTCAACCAATATGAGGGCAGCAGTAACGGTTCAGATTGGGGAAGAATATGGCACAACGCAAAATTTAAACGTAGTGAGCCAACAAATAAGGGTATGGAACGCATCTATACCGTATCGGACATTCATCACCTTTGATACCACCACAGTACTGCCGAACTATAACGCATCGGCACGTTTCCTGACCACGCCGACATCATTCAGGCAGGTAAGGGGCAGTTATGCGTGGCTGCATATGATACAAGAAGCGACCGATGATATTGCCTATCTATACGTGCGTACATTCAATGCAAGCGGCGCAGGGGTGGGTACATACAAACTAACAAACGCCAACAACACGGTGACAGGCATCATCAATCAGTTCCTGCGAGTGCCGATAGGAAGCGGCAACATAGCCAATAACACCATCACGGCATTGACTGGAACCACACCGATAATCAAAGACGAAGTGGTCAAATACGATGTATCGGCATATAACAGCAACGATGAACAATGCAGCCTTACATACACGTACACGTTGTTGGATGCAGAATGTCTTTACACGACCTACTATCTTGTATTTCAGAATAGGTATGGCGGCTTCGACTCGGTTCAGTTTACAAAGGTTTCACGCGAAACAATCACGACCGAAAGGCAGCGATTTGAAAAAACAGACTATACATTCCCATCGGGCATATTCACGCAAAACATAAAGAATAGGGGTAAGACGACATTCCACGTAGAAAGCAAACAAAGTGTGCAGTTAAATTCAGATTGGTTGACAGATGGAGAATTTGAATGGTTGCAGGAGTTAATCACATCGCCGATGGTCTATTCGATTGAAGATAATGCACTGGTGCCGATTGAAATCAACACGAACACATACGAGGTGCGCAAGTCGGTAAACGATGGAGCTTCACAGTTGGTCATCGACATTGAATATGCTTATCAGGAGTACGCAACACGATGAGAACACAGTTATACATATCACCTAACCGCAAGGGCACGGTATCGGTCACGAACGGCAGCATCACGGTAACGGGAACAAATACTGCATTCACAGATGCAGATGATGGCAGCACGATAATATTTAGGACAAGCAGGGGCGACATTGAAAGAGTCATACTGAATGCGAACCCGAACACGCAGACCTTAACGCTGAATGCAGCAATGCCATTGACCGAAAGCGGCATCTTTTACTACCTTGAATATGTCGAGGTGGATTTGTATGAGGATATACCGTTCACGCTTACATTCAATATTGCAGACATACGCAATCCTGACAAGCGAAACGGCAGCTATTCAAAGACCGTAAGGCTACCCGGCACAGATACAAACAATGCGCTACTTGGCAATATATTCGAGATAGACATTGATGGCAGCTACAACCCCAACATCAAGGCACTTGCATACATCGACATCGACAGTATAGAGCAGTTCAGAGGCGTGTTGCAGTTGTTACAGATTAACCGCACCCGTGACTTCATTGAGTATGAGGTATCGATATTCGGCAACATCGGCGGTTTTTTCAACAGCGTAGGAAATAAGCAGTTGAGGGATTTAGATTTATCTGCATATAATCACAAGGTGACATTTACAAACATTGAAGAAAGTTGGTTTGAGCAGATACAGAAAAACGGCAGCAATTACGACAACTTCACTGGCAGCGTTACAACACGATTCCCGAACGGTCAGCCCAACGGTGAGGGGTACACCTACCCGTTGATATTTGATGGCTATTCATTACCGACTGGCGGTGGCAGCTTCAAATTTGAGTTGCCGACTATACGTGGTGCGGTTTATGCCAAACAGATAATCGATTCGATGTTCAGTTCGGTTGGATATACATACACATCGGACTTCCTGAATAGTACAATGTTTAAGAAACTGATTGTGCCGATGCAACGCAGGGCAAAACATAAAGTATTGGCACAGCTTTCAATCGATGTACAAAGAGATTTTCAAGGGGTTATATTCAGCCCAGTGTTACTTGGTGGCGGCAAAATATTTTTATACAGATATAATTTAGCATCGAATACTTTCACAGAGATAACATCGGTAGAAGTACCGTTATCAAATAACATAACCGAAGTAGTTACATACACAATAAGCGAGGAAGTAGAATTAGAATATGGCGACTGGTTATATGTTGAAGCAAACTGCATCGGTTTAACGAATGCAGGTGGCAACCCAAGTCCGATGATACTTGTTGCGCAGTTATTTTTAACGAATGCGACATTTACAATAACCTATCAGCAGACTGGTGACGTAGTTAGCAATGTGGATGGTTCGATGCAGGTATTCGGCACATCAACGACAATCACATCACCAACAGCGGCAGGAACTAATCAGATTGTTGAATTTGAAACGATAGTATCAGACCCGAATAACACTTGGGATGTTGCAGGAAACTATCACGAAGCGACAGAAATAAACTTGCAAGCCAATCTACACGCAAACATTAAGCAGGTGGATTTCTTTATGTCGATAGTAAAGATGTTCAACCTTTACATTGACGTGGACAAAGACAACTATCAGAACCTAATCATTAAGCCATATAACGACTTCATTTCAGACGATGTGTTGGATTGGAGCAACAAACTCGATAACAGCAGGCAGATTGAAATATACCCGATGGGTGAACTTGACTTCAGGCAGTTCTTGTGGACATACAAGCCTGATGGTGACGTTTCTAATCAGACCTATACTTCAAGATGGCAGGAAACATACGGTCAATATTTGCAGAATATCGAAAATGACTTTGTTACCAATCAGCAAAAGATTGAACTTGTATTTTCGCCTACACACGGAATAGGTAATGGACCAGTGTACATTGCACAGCATTACAAGGGCGACCCGAATAAGCCTGAACCATTTGAGCAGAACATAAGAATACTATCACACAATGGCAAGTATGATTTGTCTGCATTTGCCACAACTGTTGGGTTATGGGGTTCTTTTAACAATTCTTCACCACTTGCATCATTACCTTACTATCCGCAGGCACTACATTTAGACGATGCCCAAGCACCTACAATGGACTTGTTATTCGGCATACCGAAGCAGGTATATTGGAAGTTCGAAAACCCTGCCATATACACGACCAATAACCTATACAATCAATATTGGAAAAAGTACATCAGCGAGATAACGGATAAAGATTCAAAGATTGTCAAGATGTGGCTGTATTTAACCGTAAACGACATCAATCGGCTTGACTTTACAAAAAAGTACTTCATCAACAATTCGTATTACCGACTGAACAAAATCGAGAACTACAACCCGATTACAGAGCAAGTCACAAAATGCGAATTCTTAAAGATTAGCGAGGGTGCAGCGTTCAATCCGGGTGATACAGACAACCCTATCGACAACCTTGTAAATTACAACTTGGTAAACGGCGGCATTGACGAAGTACGCAACATAGCGGCAGATTCATTCTATAACGTAGTGGTGGGCGGCAAAGACGAAGTTCGCAACCTTGCAGCGACATCACCATTTCATATAATCAGGGGGTAAAATGTTAAACATACAAGACAGCAAAATAATACTAAAAAACAGCACGGTATCAGGTCAGATTCCTACCGTAGCACCGAGCAATGACCATACAGATGGCAGTTGGGATGCACTTGACATATACGAGGGCGAGATGATGAGCAACGTAGCAGACAGTAAGGTATGGATGCGGATGAATAACGGCATACGGGAACTGCTTGTGCAAAGAAACAATTCAGCAACTGGCGACTTATACTATTGGGGTGGCAGCACTTGGCAGCGTGTGGCGATAGGCACATCGGGTCAGGTCTTAACGGTCAGCGGTGGCGTTCCGGTATGGGCAGCGAGTACGGGTGGCGGTGGCACATCGGGCGGCGTACCAACAACAAGAACGATAACGATAAACGGCAACACGCAGGACTTATCAGCAGATAGAACGTGGACAATCGATGAGGGCATCCCGTATGGCGTAGCATCAGGAACGAACACCTATGCAGTAACTATATCGGGCGTGACATCATATACGGATGGCGATGTGTATGCGGTAAAGTTCACAAACGGCAACGATGACGATTCGACGATAAACATAAACGGACTGGGCGCAAAGACATTAGTCAAACAGTTGAATGTTCAAGTAACGGGCGGCGACATTGAATCAGGGCAGCAGTTAATATTGATGTATGATGGTACGAACTTTCAATGTATCGGTGTTGCACCAAATCAGCTATTTGCCTATGTAACGAATGCAGAATCGGTCGCAATAACAAAAGGTCAACCCGTATATGCTTTTGGTTCGCAGGGCAACAGAATGAGCGTAAAGTTGGCAAGTAATACAGCAGATGCAACAAGTGCGCAAACGGTCGGAGTTGTATTCAGTTCAAGTATAGGGGCAAACCAAAAAGGGTTCGTGATAATGCAAGGCGTTATATCGGGCGTGAACACGTCAGCATATTCGCCTGGTGACCAGTTGTATTTAGGTGCAACATCGGGAACGCTAACCAACGTAAAGCCGTATGCCCCGAACCATCTTGTATATGTCGGCATTGTGGAGCGATCGAATGCAGGTAATGGTCAGATATACATCAAGCCACAAAACGGATATGAACTTGAAGAACTGCATAACGTATCGGCACAATCCCCTGCAAATAATGATGGTATATTCTTCAACACATCGACAGACTTATGGGAGAAGAAAAGCATCGCAACGGTATTAGGCTATACGCCATTAAACCCGACACGTTCAATATCGACCACATCACCATTAAGCGGTGGCGGTGATCTAACGGCTGATAGGACAATCAGCATACAAGATGCGGCGGCAGATGGCACAACCAAAGGGGCGGCAGCGTTTAACGCAAACGACTTCAATTCAGCATCGGGTGTTATATCATTAGATTACACCAATGGTCAGTCGGCATCAGCAGTAAATAAAGGGTTCTTAACCAGTGCGGATTGGACTACATTCAATCAAAAGTCAGGCGTATTTATGCACAGAATTGCACCAACGGCGTTCAACCCTTTGGATGCAACGAATTACTATGCAGGTGATTTATCGGCATCATTGGACTGGGGAACGACTGCGGCGGCACGCAGGCATTACGTGGCGGCATCATTCGAGTTGATTGCTGCATCGATAATGGTCAGGGTTGCAGGTACAATCGGCAGTGGTGAATCGGGCACGTTGGCAATCAGAAAAAACAACACCACAGACTATACCATATCAACGGGCGTACTGATGAATGCGGCAAACGTGTATGTTCAGGCAACGGGGTTATCAGGGGCATCGTTCGTTTCGGGCGATTACTTTGAGTTAAAATTCACTGCACCTACTTGGGCGACAAATCCAACAAACGTGAACTTAATTGTAGCACTTTATTTCAGATGATAACAGTAAGACTAACAACAGAAACAATACCAAGCGGAGCAGTTCGCAGCGTGATTGAATATTACGAAAACGCAATACTTTCAACCGTTGAGGTGCTTGCAGACAACAAATATGATGAAGTGCGCAACTATCAGATTGCAGAACTATTCGAGTACTTTAAAGCAGAACTAACCACGCAGCAGTATGTGAGTTTGATTAATTCAGTACGTAACCACGTTGACGACTGGCGTATCGGTTCACCACGTTTGCGGCTATGGTTCGAGAATGGGCAGGATTCTGCATGGTCAACCAACTTTACATCGAACGGCTATGCACAGACGACATATTATTCAGTGGCACGAAAAGACAAGGCACTTGAAATACTGCAATTCATTTCTTAATATTTTCTATTTATCGGTATGGCAGAGGTAGCATTAGACATAAAAGTAAACGCAGGCAACAGCACGAATGCACTAAAAGAAGCACGTCAGGAGATTAAGAACCTAACGGCGGCGGCATTGGAAGCGGAACGGGCAGGCGACAAAGCACTATCTGATGTATATGCTAAAAAGGCAGCAGAGGCAAAAGACCAAGTAAAAGACCTTCAAGAGAAAATCAATGCACTTGACCCGGGAGCAAAGGCGCAGGCATTTGCGGCATTCGGTCAAACGGTTGCAGGTGGATTGACAGCGGCTATATCTGCAACGGCATTATTCGGTGAAAAGAATGAGCAGCTTGAAGCGACCTTATTAAAAGTTCAATCGGCAACGGCATTATTACAGTCAGTACAAGCGATTGCAGATGGGGTTAAGCAGGCATCACTGATTAAAACGGTCGCATTGACCACTGCACAAGGGGCGTATGCAACGGTGGTCGGCACTTCAACGGGAGCGTTAAAATTATTCAGGATAGCACTTGCATCAACGGGCATCGGATTGGTAACGGTCGCACTTGGGGCATTGATAGCCAACTTTGAAAAGGTCAAGCAGGCTATAAATAGCTTTCTTGATACGTTAAAAAACATCCCACTTATAGGCAAATTCATTGATGTTGTTCAAAGTGGTGCAAGCAAAGTATTGAACTGGGTAACGAGTTCAGATGCGGCAAATGATAGCCAAAAAGATTTGAACAAAACACTTGACGATTCTACTCAAAAAACAGATAAATACAACGATTCCATATCTAAAGTAGATGAACAGACAAAGACCTATGTAAGCGGCAGTTTG